GGTCAACTAACTCCGCACCATCTTCCCCAACCCAGGTCAGGCCGCCTCGCCAGTTATTATCTCCAGCTGCATTCTGCCCTACTGCTGTGCCGGTTCCGCTCTTGGCACTAACACCGGTTACCTTGCTTACAATCCAGTCCCAGCCACTTGCCAGTTTCTCCAGTCCTGATCCAATTGCCTCAAACAATGGCTTTATCGCATCCCAGACACTCTCAATAACCGATTTGATGCCGGGAAAGACTTTTTGAACGACTGCAAAAATCAATTCGAAGGTACTGACCGCAATATCCATAATCGGAGAAATAACACCCCAGGCAGTTGTCAGGATATCGCCCAGCAACGGAGCTACCGTTTCGAACACCTCACTTACAAAGCCCATCCGCTCACTTACGAACCCAATTACCGAACCAACCTTGTCACCGATTTCGGTGAAGATCGTTTGGAATATTGGAGCCAAAGTAGTGATTACAGTACCGATGCCGGATACCATTCCGGCGATAATGGGAGCTGCCTGACTAATTACCGTACCAATCGCAGAGATTACAGTTCCCAGCACCGGCAGCACTGCCGGTATGACATTTTGAACAGTGGTTATAATGCTTACAATGGCTGGCATCACCGCAGCACTCACCCTCTGAACCGTGGACATTACATTCGTGCCAAACGTCGTCAGGTGTGGCAATAACGCTTTAAAACCGTTTCCCAAATTCCCTATGCTGTCAAACAGCTGGCTTGCCACACTGCCCATTGAGGAAGGTAATATACTGACGATGCCAGCTTTAAGATTCCCCACAATTGCTTTACCGGATTCCTTGATTTTGGGAGCAACCTTTTTGAGACCGGTCGTTATCGCTTTTGGAAATGATGATATTACACGCCCAATCATAGGTAAAGCATTGTTAAAAAGAAACGTGGAAGCACTTTCCACCAGCTGCTCCATAGAGCCTGTTACATCTCCGCCTATAGCCATATTACCTAACAGGTTTTTAGCAGATGCTTTCATCGCTGCAAAAGAGCCACTAAAGGTTTCTCCTGCCTCCTTAGCGGTAGTTCCCGTTACTCCTAATTCCGTCTGTACAGCGTTGATTGCACTATATACATCCGATAGGTTGCTGATGTTATATTTTACCCCTGTAAGCTTGCTGGCATCCTTTAGAAGCCGTTTCATTTCAGATTGTGTACCGCCATAACCCAACTTAAGGTTATCCAACATAGTGTAATTCTGCTTAGCAAATCCCTGATACGCACTCTGGATGGAACTCATATCCGAACCAAACTTGTTAGCATTATCCGCCATATCAATCATGGCCATATCTGCTACCTGTGCCGCCTTAGCGGTATCTCCACCCAGGCTGCCAAGCAGAGAAGCAGAAAAACTGGTCACCTGCTCCATATAATCATTGGCAGATAATCCAGCTGTCTTAAAGGCTGCATCCGCATTAGCCTTTACAACACCAGCATCTCCCTTAAACAGGGTTTCCACACCACCTATGCTTTGCTCTAAGCCTGCTCCTTCACTGATGGCACCAGTGATTACAGGAGCTGCCGCAACCGTAGCCGCTGCCCCTAATCCAATGGCAGCGGTTTTTCCTATCTTTGCTATGCTTGCCCCCAGGGAAGACAATGCATTTGCACCCTTTACCACAACATTTACAATCGGTTTCGCAACCATCTTTCCGGTAGCCTTAACCTGATTGGCTATGTTCTTTACCTTCGCCGTCGCATTATCCTTTATTGCCACGGCAGTAACTACTTTCTTCCGCAAAGGTTCCAGCTTACTCGTAAGCTCCTTTGCCTTTTTCGCCGCTGCTGTAGCTTCCAATCTTGCCGTATACTTTTTATCCCAAGTGGATGTCAGCTCTTTCCTGGTTTTTGTCACATCATTACGAAAGGCAGATTGTTCCTGCTTGATACTTTTCAGGACAGCAGTGGCATTATCCGTTATGCTGATTGCGCCCTTTACCATGCTCATCTAATTCCCTCCTAAAGAGAAGAAGCGTTCTCGCTCTTCCAACGCTTTTTCCATTGATGCGACATAAAACATTCGTGCTTCAAGCCCCAAACTCAAAAGATAATCTAAGGTAAATCCTTTTTGAGTATAATAGTGTAAAAAATACACCTCTCCATCTTGGGTAATTAGTTTTTTAGTTCTTCAACAACCATCACCTTCTTGGATCCTACAAAACCAGAAAGCTTCAGAACCGCCTCCGCGATTGATTGGACTTCTGTCAGCTCAAAGATATCTGTCACATCCATATATTCTGTGATACTGCCACTTTCTTTTAACTCTTTGGCTGCTGCTGTCAGATCAGGTTCAACAACCGATAAATAGGCAGCATACTTGTCGCTCCGAAACGGATCACCATTGTCTTCTAAGCCCGAACATTCTATAAACTCTGAATATTCCATGCTCCGCACCTTAATGTGCTCATCCAGACTCGGAACATATAGGGTCTGATATTTAACTGTCCTTTTTTCCACAAGGCGCTTTTGCGCCTTATCAACAAACGCTCGAAACACATCACTTCTATCTTTTTCATGTGCTGACATAATTAAATCCTCCTCTACGCAATCGCATCTAAGTTTTGTAAATCACTCGGCGTAAAGCCAATTGGATATTCCTCTTCGATAATGCCACCTTTTTCCCAATTCACAATTGGCAGGTCATTAAACCAGACATTATCAACAGACCAGCGTTCTATCTGGCCGCCAACTGCATCCTTGTCCTGTAGCTTTGCAATGATCTGGCTTCTCGTGTCTTTTCCGTTTTTCCAATCGGCCAGAATCGCTTTCGCCCTGGTGTAAACCTTTTTAACCGTCAGCGTTCCCTCGCCCTTCAATCCGGTCATTTTGTTATCCACATCAATGCCCAGCTGCACGTCTTCTCTGTTTGTAGTCACTTTTAACTCAATCTTTGATAACTCAAAAATTTTCACACCGTCAACCCAAACCTCTCCCCATGAGCCGGATAATGTTTTATTCCCTCTTATGGTATCTGCCATGAGCGTCCTCCTCCTACATATTTACTTCCATTCCCAAATCTTCCATTGCATCAACAAATTTAATATTGCTTGCCAGGAAAACATGTGATCCGGTGTTGGCAATCGCAAGCTGTATATCATCCATTTCACTGGTGTCTGTCCCCTGCGACTCAAGATAATCCTTTTGAGCAGTTAAGTTAACCGATACCGTGTTGTCAAAGCTGCGATCCAGAACATCCCCCTGCAGTTCCCGGTGGTAAGCACCGATTGCTGCCACAAGGGCTTGCTTGTTATCATAATCATTAATGACTTTTCCAACATAATGTTCATCATAAGTGCCTCTAATGTCATCGGCATACAGATCCATACCCTCTACAATTTTAATCTTCCTGACATCTTTGGTTTTCTCAGTTGTAAAGGTAACAAGACTATTCACGCCTCTGCCGATCTTGTACTTTTCACCATCATAGACAATGATCAGCTCGCCCTTATTGATATCCTCATTAGGCTCATCTGACAGCTTGGCTGAAATTATGTCAGTCAGTACAAAGTAGGTGCTGCTACGTGCCAGAGATAATCCGGCCATGATGCCGGCAATCCGTGCACAATACTCCGCTGTCGTATGTACCCTTTCCGTGATGGTTGATTCAATCTTGTCCGTTGTAAAGTTAATAATCCCCTCGTGATCGGCAGCACAGTTTGGCAGTACCGCCTTAACGGTCTTTTTGTTCTGGTCACGCATTTCCTTAATCCAGGCTGACACGGTCGTAATGTCAGCAGCTTCAATGCCGGGAATAACCAGATAGTTCCATTTCAGGTTCTTGAGTGTTTTCAACACATCATTATAAGTGGCAGTTGTTGGTATCTTGGCAACAATCACTTTTGATGGGCCGCCCTCATAAACAAGCTTCAGGAAGCCATAGTTTGCTTCGGTGAAAATCGTAAAATCAACATCCAGGATGCTTCTGTAGATATTGATCACGTCACCGCCTTCCGTATCGTCCTTTAAAATGCAGGTCACAATACCTCTGGCACTTCGTGTCACGGCAGTTACGCCTTTTGACTTAAACGCTATATTAAGCTCGGGTAAGCCTAAACTCATATGCTTCACACCTCTTTCGTTATCATCATTTCAAGTTCTCCCATGGGTTCGAATTCATTTGTCTTTTCCCTGCTCACTCTGAATGACAAAGAAAAGGAGTAATGCAAAATCCGATCCACTACCCTGGAGCTTGAGTTGTTTATAGTTATGTACCTGTCCCCAAAGTGCAGCACAGGACGTATCGCTGCATCAATCTCCATTTGCTTCTGCAGATAAACTGCATTCTTCTCACTTGCATCGTGATATGCCACATCAATGAAAACAGTCATATCCGTATAGTATTCATCTATGGTTTGGCTGCCAGTGGGAATGATGTCCACAAAATAATATGTCTTTGAATGGTCACCGGCCTCGCTTTTGATAAGCTCGATCTCTTCCGCAAACACGTCTACTTTGGGATCCAACTGCTTTAGCAGGACTATCAGGCTTTCTTTCATCTGCAATAACGGATTTTCCATCTTCCCTCCTATAAATCATGCGTACTAAGGAAATCATCAAGCCACTCTTTCAAGAATGTCGGAAGAGCCTGTTCTACTTCTGCCAATGATATCTCCAGCATATGCGCACCTTTAACAAGTCCTTTTCCGCCTCTTTTTCTGTGGCCATACTCAACCGGTTCCGCATAATCAACATTTGTATACACCTCTATGTAATACTCATTTCCCCGCTTCTGGATTCTGCCTACCTTCCAACTATTCCGTAAGCGGCTAGTAACTTTGGGAGTATTCTCCTTTACCTTCCCCTGAAGCTCATAAGCGATTTGTATTACCAGTTGCTCAAACTCTTGCGGAAAATCATTAGCAATCATTTTTGCCAGGGCATGTTCCCATGCAGTCAAGCCGTCAAACGAATAATCAGACATTACACGGTATCCTCCTTTAACTTCAAAGGAATATTCGTATGGGAACTGAACCTCCCAGCAAGGCCAGCTGTGGCAATAATGGTCTTGCCCCTTTGCAATATCACAAGATAGTCGTTTGGCTGTATGTCAATCTCCGGCCTGGTAAACAGGCTGTATTCTGTTGGGGTATTCGCCACACTAACAGACTGGTTGATTTTTCCACCAGTTTGACGTGACAGGGAACATTCCAGCTCTGAATAAATCAGATTTCCCTCAACTCCATTTTTAAAAGTACTTTCACCAGAAGATAAAACCGTTTTAAAAGGTCTGTAAACGGTTGCCTTATCCTCATACATCACTGCCAAAATATCTGCTTCACTCATCTTTTCATCCCATATCCTTTGGAAGATTCATTTTTTTGTATCGGTTCAGTGTGATTTCATAATTTCTCATAAAATCCACAGTTTGCTGCCTTACGGAGCTATCATCCTTGTAAGAGATGGAAGTATCCCCTCGTGAAACACTGGCAACCGCTTTTTCAGATGGCGATATCATGTCTGCCCGGATCATATCCTCTGCAATCTGAGCTGCAGTGTCCTCCAGCATTTCCGGGAAGTCCTCCCGGTTGCAATAAATAAGAATCTTATTTACCGCTCTTTTGGCATACCGTTTGGCTGCACTTTGTTCCGTTTCAGCCATCCGGAGGCTGTCCATTACCTCCGCCGCTATCCGACTTACCAGCTGCTCCATTGCCATCACCTTCCCCTTCGGACTCCTGCTTGTCATTTTTTTTCTTTTGGCCGGATTTCGCTTTAGGCTCCTGTTCTTCTGTGATTCGCTTAAATCCAGCCTCTTCCAGCCGTTTGGCTTTATCCTCGCTGTCAACCTCTTTCACTACGTTCAATTTCTTTAATCTGATCATAAGCTCCTCCTACAGGCTCTGTTTGAGATTCACATGGCATTGCTCAATTTTCCGATCCAAAATCCACAGATCATGGTATTTCCGGTAATCCATCGCCCAGGCACGTTTCTTCTGATAAGTCTCCGGATCAAAAATCCGCATCTTGTCCGTTCTGGAAACTGCAATTGGGGCAGTCCGGGGGGTAATCATCCAGTTAATGTCTTTTGCCGTATCAGTCGCCGCAAAACCACCCTTTTCCTGTCCGGATGTTTGTCCGTCCCTAAACAGGTATTCCGTCTTTAATCTTGCAGATCCAACCGGAATCAGCGGAAATCTTCCGTCCAGACTCCGCACCTTCAATGTGACATCGCCCTGCTTAAATTCTGTTACATCAAATTTCTTTGACAATTTATCCGACATGGAAAGCATGGCCGCAAGCATGGTACTGATTGTAATTACCAGTGGTGTCTCATCGCCAATTACATCCTGCACCTGGGCAATGTCATAATACAGCTTTTGCAGTATCGTCGATTCAGCGGCTGCATATCCGCCGGAAGCCATGCCTTTGTCAATGCACCGTGAAGCAATCGTACTATACCGGTACGCATCCACCTCCGGAATAACCTTTTCACGCTGGAACTGCCCCATGATAGTGGAAGCCGTCAGGACAAAGTTTGTTTCGTTCACGTCGTTTTCATCTATCGTGAACAACCGGCCTCTGTCCTGGGTCATGGTCTTTGTCTGATATTTGAAATCAACGCTGCCATCTGCAAATCCATCTTTCCGGCTGTAGTCACCAAGTCCGTCCATATCCAGATCCGGGATCTTCACATCAGCTCCGCCGTTGTATTTGATTAACTTTTCATTTACCTCCATCCAACCGGATGTTGCCTGCTCTACCGCAGCCTTATCCAACTCGGTCTGAAAAATCTCTGCATATTCAATTGTGTTTGCCATCTTACATCATTCCTCCTCTGATATTTTTTGCAATCTGATCCTTAACCAGATTCGTGGCAGATGCCGCTCCGCCAAGGCCTTCCGGAGTCTTTCCCCTTAATCGGCTCTCGACCGCCGCTTTCAGACATTCACCAAAAACTTCCATTGTGTTTTTAAGGCTTTCTTCCATTGTTTCTTTACTGGAATAATCAAGGTTGTCTGCCAGTTTCACCGGGAAATTCTTCTGATCAAGAGCTGCCACTGCCGATTCTTTCAGTTCTCTTTGCAGCAGCTTCCCCCGGAGAACCTCCAGCTCGGTATCTCTTTTCTGCTGCTCCTCCTTTTCCTTTTCTTCCGGTGACAGCTTCCTTACACGCTCTGCCTCTGCCTGTTCATCTGCCCATTTCTGCTTTGCTGATTCAATGGCGGCAGCAACATCCTCTTCGGTAAACACTTTTTGTTCTGTGCTGTTGGCTGA